GAGAAAAAGGTTATTATTGGGTCTATTCAGAACGATGAGTTCATTAAAAAGGCTTTAAATTATGCCTTAGACCCATATAAAAAGTATTATTTGACCAGTAAAAATTGTAAAAAGAATGCCGATCTATGTGATATGAATTCAATTTATGATGATATATTCGGATTATTAGATGATTTGAATGGTAGAGTATATACCGGCCATGATGCAATTGCATTAGTTAATGCATTTATTACAGAACATATAGAATATGAAGATTTAATTTTCTCTATTATAGATAGAAATTTAGAAATTAGAGCATCTGAATCAGTTATTAATAAAGTTATTCCAAATTTAATTCCAACATTTGATGTTGCATTAGCAAATAAATTTGACCCTAAACGAGTTGATTGGAATGATATATGGTTAGCATCTAGAAAGTTAGATGGTGTAAGATGTTTAACAATTGTTGATTATCAGGGTAACGTAAAATCTTATTCTAGAGTAGGTAATGAGTTTGAAACATTACAAGTAGTTAAAGATGCCATTAAGAAATTAGGAGTAATGGGAGTTGTATTTGATGGTGAGATTTGTTTGATGGATGAAAATGGTAATGAAGATTTTCAAGGTATCATGAAACAAATTAAAAGAAAGAATCATACAATTACTAATCCTAAATATGTGATGTTTGATTATTTAACCTTGAATGAATTTAATGCAAAAGAAAGTGAAGCAACATTAACAATGAGAATTGCTAGATTTGGAAAACATATTTTGCATCTAGAAAATAATTCATGTTTAAGTGTTTTAGATCAACATGTTGTTTCAGGAGATGATCATTTTGCAAAATTAAAAGCAGATGCAGAGAAAGATGGCCATGAAGGAGTTATGTTAAGAAAAAATGTTGGGTATGAAGGTAAGAGGTCTCAAAACTTATTGAAGGTTAAAAAATTCTTTGATGCAGAATATGTAGTACAAAGTATTGACTTCGAAGATCATAGAGTTATTAGAGAAGGTAAAGAAGTTGTTATTCCGATGATGGCGCAAGCATATATTAATCATAAAGGATATGAGGTAGCAGTTGGGTCTGGATGGAATCAAGAGCAAAGAATTAAATATAATGCTAATCCAACTTTAATTATTGGAAAAGAAATTACCGTTCAATATTTTGAAGAGACTAAGAATCAAAAAGGAGAATTGAGTTTAAGATTTCCTACCGTTAAGCATGTGTTCGAAAATGGTAGAAATGTTTAGGAATTACGAAATAAATTTATTATATTAATATATGAAAGAAAATGTAAGATTAGGTTATGCATGTGTAAACATGACATTAACAGGCCGGCCGAAGAAGGCGGGTGGTAGAGTAACAACGTCAAGGACTGCTAGAAAAGCAACTTGGCAAAATGGATCTGATGATCCTAAGGATTGGGATTTGCATTTGTTAGGTGAACGTACGTTACTTAATGCAAATGACTTGTTACATTATCTACAATGGAACAATGACCATAATATAAAATTGTTTCGTTTAGGTTCTGAATTATTTCCGTGGCATGATCAATATGAATTGCATCAACTACCGCAGTTCAATGATATAGCAAAAAAGTTATTAGAATGTGGTAATTATGCACGTGAGAATGGCATTCGTATTACAACCCATCCTGGTCCGTTCAATGTTTTAGGTTCTCCTAAATTAGATGTTGTTGAACGTACGATTGTAAGTCTAGAACGACATTCAGAAACATTTGACCTCATGGGGTTTGAGCCATCATTTGATAACAAGATCAATATTCATGTCGGTGGTTCATATGGTGGTGATTTTGTAGGCACATCAAAAAGATGGATTGCAGGTTGGCATAGATTATCTGATAATTGTAAGAAACGATTAGTATTAGAAAATGATGATAAGCCTAGTATGTGGTCGACAAAAATGATTTATGAATATTTTCATAAAGAAATTGGCATTCCAATTACATTCGACTACCATCATCATACATTTCACCCAGATGAGTTGTCAGAAGAACAAGCATTAAAATTAGCCGCATCTACATGGCCTGAAGGTATTAGACAATGTACACATTATTCAGAAAGTAGAGCAAGAGAGTTTCAAGACCCTACGATTAGAGCACAAGCTCATTCAGATTATATACGTGATGAGATTAAAACGTATGGGCTAGATATTGATATTGTAATAGAAGCTAAGGCCAAAGAGTTGGCACTTTTAGAATACCGCAATATTTATGCGTATAAAAATAATAATAAAAAAGAAGTTTTACTATGAAAGACAAGGACAATGTATTAAGATTATTGGATGAAGTTGATAACATGATTATGATCATGAATCAATCAGTTGAAAGAAATATGCCAATGGACCCAATCGATGTAAGAACTCGATTTGCAAATATTCGTCAAAAACTAGCTACGATTACAGATAGAGTATCAGGGAGTTAAAATGAAAAAGAAACTTTTTCCAATAGTAATAGGATTGGCAGCATTGTCAGTATCTGGTAGTGCAGCATTTTATTCTGTATTCGGATTAAGTAAGTTATTTGCAGGAGCAAGTTTGCAAGTAATAATAATGGCAGGCTCTTTAGAATTTGCTAAACTAGTTGTTGCATCTTTATTATACCAGTATTGGGATACAATAAATAAAGCGTTGAGAATGTATTTATCTATTGCTACACTAATACTTATGATTATAACATCGGGAGGTATTTATGGATTTTTATCTGGAGCTTATCAATCAACTGCGACTCAATCAGAGTTACTTGATAAATCGTTGGCAATATTACAACAGAAACAAATTAGGTTCGAAGAGAATAAACAAGATCTTAAATATGAAAAGGAAGGCTTAACAAAGTCTATTTCGGATTTAAGAATATCCCTTTCCAATCCTGCACAGGTTCAATATGTTGATAAAGAAAGTGGTCAATTGATAACAACAACATCATCGTCTAGTAGAAGAGCATTACAGGATGAACTAGCTAGAACATTAGGTGATAGAAATATTATAAATGATAAGTTAGCAGCAATTGAAGATTCTATAACTAAAACAGATATAAGTATTCTAGATAAACAAATAGATAACGAAGATCAGAGAGAATTGGGTCCACTTAAATATTTAGCAGAAACTACGGGCCAGGATATGAATACAATTGTTAATTGGTTCTTATTACTTATTATATTTGTATTCGATCCATTAGCAATTGCATTAGTTGTAGCAGCAAATATGGCATTTGCACAAATCAAACCAAAAGAGATTGTTACAAAAGAATTGTATACAGATGAAGATGAGAAAAGAATAAATGTAATAGGCCAAAATGGAAATGATGGATTGCATTATGATCAAGAAGAGATGATAAAAAAGAATGAACAGATATTAGCAACTACTAATACCGAAGAAAAATCATTTAATGATCTTAAGAGTCGTATAAAAGAAAATCAGGATAAGTTACAAAAGAAAGCAAAAGAAGATATTTACAAAGAAAAACCGGCACCAAAGCCGTCGTCAAGTAAAAAAAGTTATTGGTAATCAAATAAATTAAATATGGCAAAGAAAAAAGTTTTACATTCGTTTAGAACAAGAAAAAAAGGTAACAAGACATATATGATATGTAGGAATAGTATTCCACAACAATCATATTGGGCATGGCAATTCTTAGGAGATAAGCCTAGATGTAATGAATGGTCAGAAGTTAATCATGATACAACTGCAGTATTATGTTATAAGTGTGTATCTAAAACAGTAGGACCACCAGAAATGAAAGGTGGTTATATATCAAAGGGTAGACCTCGAGGTTGGCAGTTTATGAAAGAGTTTGTAGACCCACAAGGTAATGTATTTCATAAAGGAAAGGAGCAGCCTAATCTAAAAGGAACTATAGAACCGACTAAGATTGATCGATCACCTAAAAAGAAATTATCTAAACTAGAAAAAAGTGAGTTACGAGATAAGATAAATGAACAAATGGCTTTAGTAAGAGGGCAATTAAAGAAGGCTAAATTCAAAAAAGATATTAAGTCGGGCAATTCTCAAATGAAGAAGTTAGAGAGACAGTTGAAAAAGATACGATAATCTTTTGACGTACGATATTTTTTTATTATATTAAGTATAAATAAAAAAAAGATATGAGTATATACGAAGAACAAGATCCTAAAGAGCCTTTAATTGTTGAAGAACCACAAGGCAAGTTATATGAAGCATTACATAATCAATTAGGAACGTTATTAGATTATGAAGATTCTGTAATCTTTATTAATGATGAAATCAATGATACAACATTAACAGATTTCATCATTCGAATGAGAAGTTTATTACAACATAGAAAAGATAAAACAGCACCAGTTAATTTAATGATCAATAGTCCAGGAGGCGATGTATATGAAATGTTCGGTATTATTGATTATATAGAATCTTTAGATGTTAAAGTAAATACTATATGTAGAGGTAGAGCCATGAGTGCTGCAGCAGTTATATTAGCATGTGGTACCGGTAATAGAATGATGAGTAAACGTTCAACGGTAATGTTCCATCAATCATCTAGTTTTATGGGAGGTAAGATGAGTGATATAACAGCTTATCTAGATAATGTAAAAAATCTAGAAACTCTTATATATGGTATGTTAGCAGAAAAAACAAAGAAAGAGGCAGATTGGTGGAGAGAAAGAATGAGAAATGATATGTTTCTTACAGCAGAAGAATTATTAGAAATCGGAGTAATAGACCAAATAATATAAAATAGAAATTATGAAATTAACAGCAGAACAAATAGTACAAAATTGGGAAGACCTTATTAAAGTTATCGATAATAATTTTACAGGTGAAAGAAAAGATAACTTAAAGGCAATGTATACAGATTTAGAAGATAGAATGTCTGTACAACCTGCATCTAGTTTTGATCATTATCATAATGCATTTGAAGGTGGTTATGTAGATCATGTTTTAAGAGTCATTAAGTGTGCAAAAAAAGTTTATTCATTATGGACTGAGATGGGAGCAGATATGTCAGGCTATACTGAAGAAGAATTAATCTTTGTTGCATTAAATCATGATATTGGTAAGATGGGCTTTCCTGGAGAAGGTAATGAAGTATATATTCCTAATGATTCTGAATGGCATAGAAAGAATCAAGGACGTATGTATAAGATTAATCCTAACAACCCTTTTAGCCTCGTAAATGACCTATCTATTTGGTTATTGCAACATTATAACATTAGTATCACTTGGAACGAAATGTTAGGAATAAAGTTAACAGATGGATTATATGATGAAAGCAATAAACCATATTTCATGTCTAGGACAGCAGATTCTAAACTAAAAACTAATTTAGGATATGTTATGCATCAAGCAGATGCAATGGCAGCTAGAATAGAATTTGAAATGTGGTACAAAGGTAAACCAACTCAAACGGCAACTATCAAAAAACAATATGCAAAAAAGGCATTATCAAATACAACAGATAATGTAAATGCTAAAGAGATGTTTAAAGATTTATTTGGAGATAAATAATATGACAACAATTATAATATTATCAGTAATATTAGCAATATCAATTTTTGTTAATATCAATCAATTACGTAAACAAGAAGCTTCTGCAGAATATGTAGAAGAATTAGAAAATTCAAATACCGAATATTATACGTTCTTTCAAAGTTTAAAGACTAGAGTAGGACAATCTAATTCTCAACTAAAACAGATTGATAGGTTAGGGTCATTTGAAGCAGATGATGAGACAGGATTTGCATTCAAAGAATTACGTGATATATATGATGAATTAAATAAGGGATTTTAATGGAAATACTAGATAAAATAGAAGGAGAGGGTTTAAGTTCAGTAGATAAGTTCTACATATGGCATGCAGCAGAAATGAAAGATCTAGAAGAAAATGGTCCTAAAAAACGTAGAGGAAGAAAGCCTAGTAAAAAACAATATTTTACTTATATAACAGACCAAGCAATTATTGCATATAACTTTGAACCTTCGTTTGCAAAAAGAAATAAAGTATTTCGTGAGTATATTAACTACCCATTTAACAAGTTAGTAGAGAATATATATTATACGTTTAGATTTAGTTATTTCGATGTTCCTTATGAGGATATTAAAGCTGAGGTAGTTGCGTTCCTAACAGAAAAAATAGGTAAATTTAAAGAAGGCAAAGGAAAGGCATTCTCATATTTTTCTATTGTAGCTAAAAATTATCTTATTATTCAAAATAATGCTAATTATGCTAAACTAAAACAAAGGTCTGATTTGACAGCTGTTGATGAAAATAGAAATATTCAAGGTGAATTGTCTTTGAACGAACATCAAGAATCTCTAAGAGATTTTACAAACCAATGGTGTGAATGGTATGACGAAAATCTTAATTATATATTTTCTAACAAACGAGATATTATTGTGGCAGATACAATATTAGAGTTATTTAGAATGCGAGATAATATCGAGAACTTTAATAAGAAAGCATTGTATATTTTGATAAGAGAAAGAACAGGACTTAAGACTCAAAATATTACTAAAGTTATCAATGTAATGAAAAGAGATTATGCTAAGATGTACGGAGTATATTCTAAATCTGGGTTTATTGTTAATGCAAACAAGATATCCTAATCTAAATTAGTAGTTCTTTATATTTATAATAAAGGAACTATTATATGAGTACAGAATTCGAACTTTTTAAGGGGACTAATTTTTCTGATTTGATGAAGGATATCTATCATAATTCAAAAAAGAAATCTAGGCAGATTGATACTTTAATTAAAAGCTTAGAGCCAATGATTAAAAATACAGGCGACGCAACTGTCATAGTTCCTATGATCAAAGACTATTTAGAAGTTTCTGTTAAGAATGATGATGCGTTAGTTAAATTAGCAGCTGTTTGTCAACGATTAGTATCTGCATCTGGAAAGGATGATGAAGGTAATGAATATGGATTGACAGATGAAGAAAGAGCACGTTTATTAGAAGAGGCTGAAGCAGAAATAGAAAAGTTAAAACCAGAAACAGAGGCAACAAATGGCATCACCGTTGACAGAGATAGGTCAGGTAATAGAGACACATTTACCGACCCAATTCAAAAAGACTAAAGATCTTCAAGGTAATGAGTTACCACCGGGGACTATTCGTGTACGATTCCTTAATGAAGAAGTATATGCCTATCCATCCGACCCGAATAAAATGCCTATTCCGGTATATGGTGAACAAGTATTATGTGTTAGTGCGCCAATGGGTACATCCGATGTACGTAATCAATATCAGTGGTATTATACTCAAGTACTTAATTCACATGGCAATGTTAACAATTCTATATTACCTTTTTTACAAGATGGGACTGTAGAAGGCCAGTCAATAGCAAATGATCCTATAGCAGTTGTTGGGAAAGGAAAACGTCCAGAACAAATTAGTTTTACAGAAAAGGATATTGTTTTCATTCAACCATTCCAGGGAGATATGAATTATCTCGATCGATTTGGTAGCATATTGCGATTTTCGTCGACACATAAAAAAGATTTGGATAAATATCTAGAAGCGCCTTTTTGGAAGGGTGATAAAGCCGGCGACCCATTTGTTTCTATCACATGTGGTGTTAAACAAGCAACAGCTGGTAACAGTTTAGATAAATATTATGCTATAGAAGACCCTAAAAAAGATTCATCATTTATATATTTAACATCTACACAATATTTTGATACAATAAAATTTTCTCAAAAGAATGTTGGAAAACGAGTAAAGTCATTAAATAATTATAAAAATGGTCAAGTAATAATTGGGTCTGATCGATTAGTATTTGATGCACGCAAAGATGAGTTGTTATTAATATCTAAAAAAGATGTTAAAATTGCTACACCATCATGGCAAACAGATATGAATGAATTTTTTACTCAAATAGAAGCATTTATTAATATATGTGTTGAACAAGCACAAGGAGCTAAACCATATGCTACCCCAACAGGTCCAACAGGGCCAAGTTCAGCACTGCCACAACTGCAAAAAATACAGGCAGCATTAAAACAAATGAAACAATAGGAATTATATGGAAAATACATCATTACAAGGAACTGGTTTGGTAAGAAAGACTTTATTTAACGATATCAAACGAGCATTTTTAGCACAAAAACATAATACAGGTGATCAGGATGCTGCAATTGATAAGATTGCAAATGATTTATCAATAGCAATTGATAAGTATATTAAGTCCGGACTTGTTGTAACAGATCCTGGTCAATTAGTAACTACGGTAGTAGGGACTGCAGTAACAACTACAGGTACTGCTATTAGTCAAGCGGGTAGAGGTGTTGGTGCTGGTGCTGGTGCAACTAGTGCTACTGGAACAGGCCGTGTTATATAATCAATAGTTGGCCGTATCAATATTTATTAAAAAGGAATTACTATGAAAACACAAGGATTCGTAAAGTTATTACGTAAGGTAATTAGGGAAGAAGTTCGTAACGTTATTGTTAAAGAACTAAGGCCTATCTTAAATGAAGCGAATATTAAAAAACATGATATTAATCTTCAAGAGGTGGCAGATATCCCCTTACAACCAAAACAACCGGTTATGAAAAAGCAGTTTACAAAAAACACTGCATTAAATGATATATTAAATGAAACAGCCGCAACACCACCGGCGGAATGGAATTCAGTGAATTTTAGATCCGACATGGCTGAGGCATTTGGTATGCAAAGTTCTAATACTCCATTGGCGACAAAGGGAATCAATGGAGAAAGGGTTGATATGAATAATGAAGCAGTTGTATCTACAGTAAATGCAATGACAAAGGATTATTCAGCATTAATGAAAGCAATAGATAAGAAAAAGGGAATGTGATAAATGGCTCGTCCAATATACCAATATAAACCAATTGAAAATAATGATACTGCATTAGGCATATTATTTCCATTTAACAAAGATGCTAAAGGGAAATCACCTAAGGATGTATATTCTGCAGCAGCATCGTCGGGTAAAGGTGTATTTGAATCTTCTTATACAACACAAGAAGCTGTTATATCAAATCTTAAAAATCTTATTCTAACTTCGAAAGGCGAACGATATATGCAACCAAATTTTGGAACAAGTATACAAAATATACTGTTTGAAAATAATACAGCAGATATGAGAAGTGAATTACGAGAAACGATTGAAGAAGATATACAATATTGGTTGCCGTATGTTAAATTGAAAGATGTTGGAATAGTATCTTCTGCAGATATGCATGCAATAATAATTAAACTTAGTTTTAGAATTGATACTATAGGAGCAAATGTTGCTATTAATATTTTAGCTAACGAAAATGCACTTCAAATAGAGTCCGTAGAAGAAGGTGAAGAAATACAACAGGTTGGTACATTTGGAAATGGTGTAGAATTTAACACAGGCCGTATAGGGTCTTATTAAGAAATAAAGAAAGGTTAACTTATGGGAGACTTAGTTAAAAAAGACGTAAAATACTTAAATAAAGACTTTGCTCAGTTTAGACAAAATTTAATAAACTTTGCAAAAAATTATTTTCCAGATACATATCAAGATTTTAACGAATCATCTCCTGGTATGATGTTTATGGAAATGTCTTCATATGTCGGAGATGTGTTATCATATTATACCGATAATTCTTTTAAAGAATCTTTATTGTCGACAGCAGAAGAATCTTCTAATATATTGATGTTATCACAATTGTTTGGATATAAGCCAAGATTAAATGCACCCGCAACATGTAAAGTAGATTTATTTCATTTAGTGCCAGCGAAAGGTACAGGGGCAAGCGCAGTACCGGATATGTCGTATGCATTAACAGTTGCAAGTGGGTTAGAAGTTTCGACGGATAAAGGTATCGTATTTCATACAGAGGAGTCGGTTGATTTTTCTCAAGACCCAGAAATAACAGTTTATGAAATTGATGGCGGTGGTAATGTTGTGCGATATTTGTTAAAGAAACAGGTTAAGGTAATATCCGGTACAATTAAATCTGTAAGTTTTAGTTTTGACGATCCAAAGCCATATGATAAAATTATATTGCCTGATACAAATATAATCGATATTATAGGGTGTACAGATTCAGCCGGAAATAAGTGGCATGAAACAGATTATCTAGCTCAGGATACAATTTTTGAAGATATTGCAAATATACCTTTTAATGATCCAGAACTATCATCATATAGATCAACAGTTCCATATATATTAAAACTAAGAAAAACTGCTCGAAGATTTGTATCACGTGTGAGAGATGATAATAGGATTGAATTATTATTCGGCTCCGGAGTTTCTTCCGATGCAGATGAAGAAATTATTCCTAATCCTAAGAATGTAGGACATGGGTTAGAATACCTAAGACGTACTACTACATCTAATATTGATCCTACAAACTTTTTATATACTAGTACATATGGAATAGCCCCATCTAATACAGCATTAACTATTCGATATTCATATGGAGGTAAGATGGAAGAAAATGTAGGTGTTAGCTCAATTGTAAATATTAATTCTGTATCATATCTTAATGAAACTGGTTTAGTAGATTTGACTGCTACCAAATCGTCATTAGCAGTTATAAATAGTGAGCCGGCAGTAGGTGCTCGAGCTAGACAAGACTTAGATTCTATAAGACAAAATGCTATGGCAGCGTTTGCGGCACAAAATAGAGCAA